AAAATGCGGCGAGTCATGGCCGGCAGATACTGAGTTCTTCTTCGCCGACAAAGGTAAGGCCAGAGGCCTGAGCCACACCTGCAAGGCGTGCTTCGAAGAGCTTCCGAGCGTCAGGGCGAAGCGCGCGAAAGTACAGCGCGCCCCACTCCGATCTCCTTGGGAAAACCTGTTTCCTGACCACCGCGAAAGCGCATAACCCGGGCGCCCAGCGCGCCCTCCTCCCCGGTACACACCCATGCTCATAGACAACCATGCCATAGCGCAGGGCGAGGCTCTGCGCGCGCAAATTGACGCGGCCACGGCTGCATTCCTGAACGCTGGCGGAAAGATCCAGCTGCTGCCGGACAGCATCGGCAAGCCGATAGAGATCAAGCCTGCCGTGTTCAACAACGCCGGCAACGTGGAGGCTGACCAGCGCAGCCGCAAGCGCGGCGCGAGGGCTTCTGCAAGGTCTGCAGGTGCAGCATGACCCGCGACGAATACCTAAGCCGCGCCCATGAGTTCGCACCGCGTGGTGAGCGCCTGCCGCACGCCAGGCTGAACGCCGACCTTGTGCGCGCGATCCGCACCAACCGCCGCGGACTCACTGCGCGCCAGTGGGCAGAACAGCTCGGCGTCCACCAGCGGACCATCGACAAAGTGCGCGACTACCGCAGCTGGCGGCACGTCGCCTAGGAGGAGAGATGACTTGCGCGAGCCCGCTCGCCGGTAGGAGGCGCACGGAATACCGGCACTGGACGCCGGCAGAGGACGCAACACTGGCAGAACTGTATGCCACCAAGCCCATCACCGAGATAGCAGCCTTGATGGGGCGCGGCACTGGCTCGATTCACAATCGCGTGTCGAAACTCGGACTGACGCGACCGGATGAGTTCAAGGAAATCACAGGCTGCGGCAGGTTCAAGCCTGGCCACCAGACATGGAACTCTGGCCGCAAAGGATGGCAGGCAGGAGGCCGGGCCAAGGACACGCAGTTCAAGCTGGGTCACCGACCATCGAACACCTGGCGCCCCATCGGAGCGGAGCGCACCGACAAGGGCGGCATCCTCTACCGCAAGGTGGCGGACACCGGCAACAAGCGCACTGACTGGCGCCCGGTCCACGTGATGTTGTGGGAAGAGCACAACGGCGCCGTGCCGGCTGGGCATTTCCTCGTCTTCAAGGACAGGAGCCCCGCCAACATCGCCATCGACAACCTCGAGCTGGTCACCCGCGCGGAGAACATGCGCCGCAACTCAATCGACCGCTATCCGCCCGAATATCGCCAGGCCGCCATAACGCTCGGCTGGTTCAAGCGGAAGCTCAACAAACTGGAGCAGCACCATGAACAACCTCAGTGATCTGCGCGCCATCCTCGGCAAGACGATGGAGGGCGTGCTGGCCGGCACTTACTCGATTGAACAAGCGAAGGCTATAGCCCAGGTCGCGGCTGAAGTGAACGCCACGGCGCGCCTTGAGGTGGACATGGCCCGCGCTACTGATGGCGACTTCCGAGGCTCTGGTTTCATTGACGTCGAGCCGCGCATTCCTCCGCGTGAGCCTCTTCGGAGGATCGCTCCGTGACTGATCGCACCTACACCATCACCGTAACCGAGCGCCAGGCAGCAGAGCTGCAAGAGGCCTGCGAGCTACTGGCGCGGATCAAGATCGGCCAGATCGACCACGCCATTGAGCGGCTGCCGGGCTTCTACGACCGGCGCGATTGGGAGCAGGTCCACGCCACGCGGCACGAGATACAGCGCTTGGCAAACTCGCTGATGCCGGAGGCCACGAAGCGCCGAGAGGATGGCGTTGCGTGGGACTTGTATCAGGTGATCCGGCATCGCCTTTCATGGGATCGCGCGCACGACCAAGGCGTGATCCAGACCGGCGAGCCTCGCAAATGGCCCGAGATGATGGGCGTCTGCTACGACGAACCGCTGGCAATGAGCGGGCTGCCGCTGGCCACAATCAAGGAGATTGAGCAATGAACGACACACTGAAGGTAGCCGGGCGAATCGGCGCTGAGCTGGGGGCTGCGAAGGCTGAGAACGAGAGGCTGCGCGGGTTGTTGCAGCAGGTGGTCGATTGCCAAGCCGAACACTACGGCGATGGCTGCGGCCTTCACCTTTCCATGATCACGCTGGTTGGACGGATTAAGGACGCCCTATCCCAGCAGGCCGAGCCCGCCACGGCGCAGGATGAGCGGGAGGCGGCTGACGACGCGGCATACGCTGCCGTTGTCGATGGTGGATGGTCTAGCGTTAAGGAGATGGGGGTCAAGATGTTCCAAGCTGGCGCCGAGTGGGTCCGCGCCACCCGCCCCGCGCAGGCCGAGCAGGAGCCTATCCGGTTGCCGCAGCGTAAGAACCTGGACGGCCTTCTTGACCCCGAAAGCAAGCGCGCTGGGAGGGCTTACAACGAAGCCTTGGAGGACGTCGAGTTGCTGAACACCCCACCCATCGCGCAGACCGCCCCGCAGCACCCGGACGACGAAGCCGTCGACCGCTTCGCCACCGCGATGAAGGTAAAGCTGGCAGCGGCCCGCGCCAAAGGCCGAGGCGGATGGGATGATCCGAGCGTATGCAGCGTCGAGTTCCTGGCTCAGCTGCTTGTCGAGCACCTGGGCAAAGGCAACGCCGGCACATTCGAAGACGTGGCCAACTTCGCCATGATGCTGCATCAGCGCGGAGCCGACCCGAAGGTGCTGGCAGAAGCCGCCGAGGCGCCGATCAAGAAAGCGCGGGGTGAGGCGCTGGAGCTTGGCGTCAGAGCCTTGGAGTCCAAGTCCGAGCATACCGAGCCCGCCCCAGCGCAGGGTGAGCGGAAAACGTTTGAGGCGTGGGCTAAAACTCAGGGCGACAGGTGGCTGATTGTCGGCGGCCTGCAATGGAGTGCCGGCACTGATGACTACGCCAGTGCACGCACAAACGCAGCATGGGCAGCATGGCAGGAGCGCGCCGCCCGCCCCGCGCAGACCGCCACGCAAGGCAAGTTCCGCATGGGCGACCTCGTGAAGAAGTCCACCGGCAGCGAGTGGGTTGGCCATATCTGCGGCACCTACTCCACGGAACTGACACCAGAGGGCTATGCAGTCGAGAGCGCGGCGCATAAAGGCAGCGTGCAGATTTACCCGGCTAAGGCACTGGAGGCTGTGAGATGAGCAATGTATTGGTTGATAGGGAGCTGCTGGACAGCGCAGCGACATGGCTTGAGGTACACGCACCAGGTGGTGGCTGCGTTGAAGGTTCGGTGGCGGAAGATTTGCGCGCCATTCTTGAACAGCCCGCAGAGGCGGAAGGGGTCGAGGTTGTGGCTTACGTTGGGTGCCAAGCTCGCATGACCACGGAAGGCTGGGAGAACGGCGAGGAGTATTTGGTTTTCGCCGACCAGGCTTCTGATGCGGATAAGCGCTATGACGTGCCGCTGATGACCGTGGCGCAGCACCTCGCCGCCCTCGCTGCCGTGACCGCCGAGCGGGATAGGCTGCTGCAGGAGCTGGCGAAGTCTGAAACCAACACGATGGCGCTGATGGTCAAGCACTTTGCAGGCAGCATGAGCAGCCGCGAGCAGGACCGGAAGCTCGACGAGTGCCTGTCCGAAGGCATTGCGATGCTGGAGGCCGAGCGCGACCAGTACCGCGCCGAGGTCGAGGCGCTGCGGAAGGATGCGGAGCGGTACCGGTGGCTTCGTGATCAGGCGCCGAAGGCAAGAGGCGAGTGGGAGATAGACGGTCAGCGCTACGGCATGATGCTCGGGGCGGATCAGGATGATGTCGATGAGGCAGTGGATGCGCTGATGTCCGCCATGGCTGCGAAGGAGGCGTGAATGGATAGCCAGCTCAAACAATGGCGAGACGATCAAAAGCACCTGCCTGAGTTCATGCGGGACTTCCACAACTGCAAGCAGCTCTTCAAGGGAATAGCCGACTACATCGAGCTGGAAGACGATCACCCGGCCAAGGAGGTCAACTGGCGGCAGGCGCACTGCTACACCATCGACGTGTTCCTCTGGTTCATGGCGCGTCATGGGTTCACGCTGCAGCGATCCCGCGCGCGGCAGAACTTCGATGACCTCGACGTGCTACTGGATCATCTGGACGAGCTACGCCGCCAAGCGTTCACAGATGCAATGCAGAAGCAAAGCCCAGCTGTGACCCCCTGACCCCAAGTCATTCCATCACCCCGCATCACCCCCAATCAATAACAGCCTGCCGGCGAGAGTCGGCGGGGAGGAGATTCTGCATGTCCGAAAGAACCTACCCGTACAAAGCATGGGTGCTAATGCCTTCGTTCAAGCCTGCAGAGGTCGAACTGGTAAGCAACTACGGCTTGTATTACGACGAGACGGCGAAAGGAAAGATCTACCACATTAAGTACAGCCTTTACCCGACCAAAGCGGCTGCCATCGCAGCAGGCCGCAAGAAGATCGAAGAGCAGCAGGCCGACATCGTCAAACGCCTTGAGCGAATCAACAAGCGAATCGCCGCACTCGACAAGGCCGAGCGCGAAGCCTAACCCCACACGCAGCAGGAGATAGACATGCAGCACACAGACAAGGCGATAGCAGAGTTCGAGGCGTGGTGGATTCGTCAGCCTCACCGCGAGCAGTTCGAGGACGTGAAGGACCAGATGCGGAATGTTTGGCTGGCGTCGCGGCGGGATCTGGTGATTGAGCTGCCGCGATCGCCTCTGGCCTATCCGCCAAACGAAGCATCAAGCGACGTCGACTACTGGATTGACGAAGCGAAGTGGGATATGTGGGCCGGATGCAAGCGAGCCATCGAAGCAGCCGGCGTAACGGTGAGGGGGTGAGAGATGTTCATGACTCCGCAAGAAGTGGTGGACCTGACCGGCTACCAGAAGCCAAGCAAGCAGATTGCCTGGCTCACGGCTGAGAAGTTCGGGTTCGTGGTTGGCGGCGACGGGCATCCAAAGG